CCCGGCTGGCTATGGTTCGTCCATGCTTCGCCTGATGATGGCGGGCAACGGCAACTCGGCAAGCGACATCGCTGGCGGTGCTGCCCTGAACTTCCTCGGCTTCCCTGTCCGGCTGGTGCACAGCATGGTCAGCGACCTCACCGGGACCGGCGAGCAGATTGCCTGCCTCTTCGGTGATCTCGCGCAGGCTGCGACGTTCGGTGAGCGGCGAGCGGTGAGCATTCGCACCGCTTCTGAGCGTTACATTGAGTTCGACCAGACGCTTACTTTCGCGACGACTCGCAACTCGCTCGTCGTTCATGATCTGGGCAGCACGACGAAGGCTGGCCCGATCGTTGCTCTCAAGTTCGCATCCTGATCACGGAGATAAATAGCAATGCAACACGTTGAGAATACGAAGTCAGTCACCAAGATTGAGGCGGCTGACATCACCACGGCGACGACTCACCAGCACAGCATCGACACGCTGGGCTTCAGTCATGCCAGCGTGGATGTTGTCTTTGAGCCGGTCGCTGCCGCTGGAACGAACAGTGCCGTGGCGATTGCCCTGAAGTTGCAGGAAGGCGACACCACCTCGTCCTACAGCGACATCACGGCGTTCGTCGGCGATGGCACTGGCGGGTTCACGATCCCGACGCCAAGCAACACGACTGACACTAACGTCGTGCGGTTTGACGTTGACCTGCGAGGACGCGATCGCTACCTGAATGTGTATGCAACCCCGCAGGCCGCATCGATCATCGCCAGCAACGTTCGCCTTGGCAAGGGCGAAGACGGCGTTGACAGTGCCGCCGACAAAGGCGTCAAGGCTGCGGTCAGCGGTTGACCAACCACGGCAACTAGTAAACATTACGGGCGGGTGCCACCATCGGCACTCGCCCGTTTTTATTGGAGTCGAGATGCTGATCAAGATTGGTGACACGACCGCAGACGTTCGCGTTGAGGCAGTGATGAGCGTTCCTCGTCTCGGCTTCATGGACAACTTCTATGCATGGGCCGAAGCACTCATGCCGCTGGGTATTCGGCCCACGAAGGTGACAGGGGCGTTCTGGGGCCAATGCTTGCAAAGAGTGATGGAGCAGTTCGTTGATGATTGCGAGTACATCCTCACGATCGACTACGACACGTTCTTCACGAAGCAAGATGTCGAGCATCTGCTGACGCTCGCGATGACGTTTCAATGCGACGCCGTGACAGGTTTGCAGACGAAGCGAGAAGACGGTCGCCCTATGCTGACGATGAAGGGAATGCTTGACGGCGACGAGAATGTGTCAAGCGTTCCTCGCGAATGGTTCGCCGCACCAGTGCAGGAAGTGGACACCGCACACTTCGGCTGCACGTTCATCTCGACTGCGGCACTCAAGCGAACTGCGAAGCCGTGGTTTGTAGGAACGCCCAACGATAACGGAGAATGGGGAGACGGCAGAACGGATGATGATATCCACTTCTGGCGGCAGTTCCGCAAGGCAGGCAATCGTCTCTATGTCTCGCCTCGCGTCGTGCTGGGACATGGCGAGTACATGGTGACATGGCCAGGGGAGCATCTGACGCAGCCGGTGTATCAGCACAGCACTGACTTCCTCGTGAATCACAAACGACCTGACAACGCATGGAGGGTTCCTGAGTGAGATTCCTCGATAATCAACGCACCGAGTATCGCTCACTGAACCGTGCAACCGATCCAGCGGTTGAGCCGGTCAGCGTCAGCGAGGCCAAGGCCCACCTGCGTGTTGATACTGACGACGACGACACCTACATCGGCACACTGATCACCGCCGCGAGGCAGTGGGCAGAGACGTACCTTGATCGCTCGCTGGTCTATACGCAGTGGGAGATGAAGTTGGATATGTTCCCGTGGGAGATTGAGATGCCGCGGCCTCCGATGGCACAGGACGGCACGACGACGGCGGTCAGCATAACCTACACCCTGAACGAGAGCCTCGGCACGGCGACGCTCTCGACGAGCGAGTACCGCGTTGATCGTGCATCAACGCCGGGAGTTGCGAGAACGAACTATGGCGGCTCGTGGCCGAGCCATCTGGCAGATCAGAACTCGGTGACCGTGACATGGTGGGGCGGCTACGGAGCCAGCGGCAGCGATGTGCCTGCTGCCATCAGGCACGCGATCCTCATGCACGTTGGGCATCTCTACGAGCGAAGGCTCGCCGCAGACAATGTGGCATCAAACGAAGTGCCATTTGGCGTCAAAGCCCTGCTCGACTCGCAGTCGTGGGGCCAGTACCGATGATCCGCCCCGGCGAGTTGCGAGAACGAGTGACGATTCAGACTCCTGTTCGGGCCACCAACAGCCTCGGCGAGACAACGATCACTTGGCAGGATGGATCAACGATCTGGGCGAGCGTGAACGGCGTGTCATCAAAAGAAGCACTTGAGTTTGGGCAGCAGGCGGTCAGCGTGTCGCATCGTCTTCGGTTTCGCTATGTCGATGGATTGACGCATCAGGATCGTTTCGTCTGGAGGAGCCGCATCCTCGACATTGTGAGTCTTCTTGAGTACGCGAATCGCAGCGAACACGTTGCGCTTTGCGAGGAGCAAGTCTGATGGCAAAGTTTACGGAAGGCACGACGGTTGAGTTGCCAAACTATCGCATCCTGATGAGCGAACTTGAGAAACTTACGACCGACAAAAAGTTGATTGCCAGAAAGATGGGCACGGCGATGAGGTACGCCACCAAGCCATCATATCAGGCTTTCGTAGGAAACCTTAGCAAAGTAGGAGAGAAGACGGGCAATCTCAAGCGAGCAGCACAGATCAAAGTCAAGTCTTACTCCCAATCTGGCAATGCAGTTGCGCTTGTTGGTTACGTTCGCCCCGGAAGCGACGCCAGCAAGAAAAAAGGCAAAGGCAGGGACAGGGCGTACCACCAAGGGTTCCTTGAGTTCGGCACAAAAGAGCGACACATCAAGGGGCCGATTGCGTCCTCTTACCGATCAGGCATCTTTTCAATCGCGAAGGCTGGCGGCTCACTGAAGACGACTAACTACCCTCGCTCATTCTTTAAGCGTGGGCCAGCAACTCAGGCATTGTCTGTAGGCAGGATGCCAGTTGGCGGCAGGTTTGGGAGACCTCCGCTCAAGGATGCTTTTGACAAGACGAAAGGGCAGATCAATCAACGTCTTGCAGACAGGACTCAGAAAGTCGTGGACAGCCTGCTCAAGTCCTTGAAGAAAGCAGAGAGCAAATGATCCTGAAGTCACCGGAAACAGTGATCTGGAATGCGGTGATCAGCGACGCGAGCGTGACTTCACTTGTTGGGCACAATGTCTACCCGCAACTCGCTCCCGCAGTTGACGACCTTCCATTCATCACTTGGCGTCGCACAAGCATCTCGCGAGAGCAGACGCTCGGCTTGCCGATGGGCGTGCCTCGCGTTTCTGTGGATTATCTCATTTTTGCCGAGACGTACATTGAGGCACGGAAGATCGCAGACGCAGTGCGAGCCGTTCTGGATGGGTTCGGCGGCAGTTTCGACAATACAACGGTGAAGCAGGTGAGCCTAGAGTCTGAAAGCGACGACATCGTATCGCTTGATGGCTCTGAAGTTCCGAATGCTTACGCGGTAACGCAGACCTACGACATCTGGTGGCAGGAGACTTAAAGACATGGCGACAACGCCACACGACAGCCCTGGTACGTCATTCGTGTTCTCAGGCACGACGTTCACCGTGACGAATGTCACGATCAACTTCAGCGATGTCAGCGGAGAGACTGATCGCATCGACATCAGCCATCTTGGGCAGACGGCTGGCGAGACGATGTTGACGCAGAAGCGTCCACTCATCGGCTCCGCAACCGGCGAGACGGGCAAAGAGGTGTCGTTTGATTACATCGGCACGAGTCAGTTGGCTGGCGGCAGCACAGGCTCTTACAGTCTTGGTGGTGCCGTTTCTCTGTCTGGCAACGCGACGATTGTTTCGAGCAGCATCACACTGGCTGTGAATGACGTTGTGCGAGGAAACGCTACCGTTCGGGTGTCCTGAGCCGTGGCAACTTATTCGACCGGCATCAGCGTGACATGGGGCGGCACTCCTTTCACTGAGGTGCAGGAGTTGTCCTACAACTACGGCGGCTCGCGAACAGGGCGGGCCGTCGCGTGGTCTGCCGAACAGGGTGGCATATCCGTTACGTGCCTCGGCTCGGCGAACACGAACATCAGCAACTTCGGGACGCGAGATCAACTCGTGGTGACCGGTGGCGGAGCGGGGCTCACAACGTATGCTATCTGGGAGTCGGTGACGGTTTCGCCGCAGCGTAATGGCGTGACGCAGTACACCGTATCCTTCCGAATCGTGGATAACTGAACATGGCACTCAGCAAAGAGCAGATTCTCGCAGCCGACGACATGGGGCTCAAAGAGGTTGAGGTACCTGAGTGGGGCGGCAGCGTCTTCCTTCGCGTAATGACAGTCGGCGAGCGTGACTCGTATGAAAACGATTGGATGATCAACAAGAGCAAGGGCGTCGAGAACTTCCGCAGCAAGTTCTTGCAGCGAGTCCTCTGCGACGAGAAAGGCGAGTTGCTCTTCACTGCCGCTGAGATTGATCTGCTGGCTGGAAAGTCGGCTCGTGTCATCACTCGCATCTGGGAAGCGGCGATGAAGCACAATGCTTTGTCGGATGGCGACGTTGAGGAACTCGCAAAAAACTGAACCTGCGGC